GTCGGGCAAGGAAGTCCGCAACGCCTTCTGGGATGATCCTCGCTGGAACTACGAGGTCAACTTCGAGCTGCTGCGCGACCGCCCTGTGGGATCGCTCGAGTCCGAGCTCAAGAAGATCGCCGGGTTCTTCATGCAGCGCCGCGGTCGTTATGAGGCGTTCCTCTTCCGCGACACCGACGACTACCAGGCGAACAACGTCCAGGCTGAGACCGACGGCGTGACGCTGACCTTCGATCTGCGCCGTGACTTCGGCGGGTTCCTGGAGCGCATCGGCCAGCTGGATCAGAACGCCTCCTATGACTTCTGGTTCCGCACCGATGCCGCGGGCGAGGAGCACACCGTTCCCGTAACGCCTGGTCCCTACACGGTGACCGTTGCCAACGCCGCCGACTACCGAGACAACGTGTCGGTGACCCTGACCGATGGAACGCCGCTGCTCGAGGTTGCTGTGGCGCCGGCCGCCATGCAGTATTCGGTGAACAACCTCACCGGCGTCTACACCTTCAACTCGGCACAGCAGGGCGTTGATGTTCTGATCCGCTACGAGTTCGACATCGATACCGCCGACTACACTATCTCGATGCCGCGCAGGATCGTCTTCGACTCGGCACCTCCCGCCGGACTCGAGCTGTGGGGAGAGTTCCAGTTCTACTTCGTCTGCCGCTTTGACGAAGACAACCAGGACTACGAGAAGTTCATGGACAAGCTGTGGGAACTGCAGCAGTGCACCTTTAAGAGCATCATCCAATGAGAACCGTATATCCCCAGCCCGGTTATGTCGAGCAGGACACCGTAGACCTGTTGGCCAGCGGAACCTTCGTCTACGCCGACTGCTACACGGTCGTTCTGATCACCGGCGAGATTATGCGGTGGACGACCGCACAGCAGGACGTGGCGGTTCTGCCCATCGGCGGCGATCCGGTCGTCCGGCGTTACACGTCCGATGGTGTGCTTGTCAAGGGCCTGCAGTTCAAGATCGGCGTTGGCGTCGAGGTGGATGAGCAGACCATCACGATGGCCTACAAGGACACCGACGTGGTTCCCGACCGGGCTGTCAGCGTCGCGCAGGCTCTGAGACGCGGGGACTTCGACGGCGCGAGCATCATCCGGGATCGCTTCATGGCGTCGAACTGGGGCACTCCCTGGGTCGGCGGTGTGCGTCTGTTCGCTGGTCGTGTCGGCAGCCTCGAGGGTGTCGGTCGCACCGAAGGACAGATGAAGGTTCGCTCGGACCTGGCGCTGCTCAACATTCCGATGCCGCGCAATCTCTACGGTGCCTCCTGCCAGCATATCCTGTTCGACTCCGGCTGCAAGCTGGTCAAGTCGGCCTTCGCGGTTCAAGGCGAGGTCGAAGCCGGCAGCACTCCCACGCGCATCAACTGGTCGCTGGCCGGCTCGACGCCTTCCTTCAGCCTCGGCACGATCTACATTGAGACGGCTGGCGGTGTGACGTTCTCGCGCAGCATCCGCGAAGCCACGTCGGATGAGCTGATCCTGACCTACCCGCTGCCCTACACGCCACAGATCGGTGACCAGTTCGTCGCCTATCCCGGCTGCCCGCGAACGCTCGAGGCGTGTGACACCTTCGGCAATCGTCCGAACTTCAAGGGCTTCCCGTTTGTGCCGACTGCGGAGACCGCATACTGATGACCGACATTGAAGAACAGCGCCGCCGCGTCGTGCAGGAAGCTCGCACCTGGAAGGGCACTCCCTATCATCATGAGGGGAAGGTCCGAGGTGCGGGCGTCGACTGCGCCATGCTCATCCTGCAATCCTTCGTCGGTGCCGGTCTGGTGCCGGCGATGGACGTTGAGCGCTACACCGCTGACTGGCATCTCCACAGGTCCGAGGAGAAATACCTCGCCGTGGTTGAAGGCCACCTGGCCCGGGTCGGTGACAGCGAGCAGTCCTACGTCGACCGGATCGCAGCTGACCCGGGCTTCAAGGTCAAGCCGGCTGACGTGCTGGTGTGGAAGATCGGGCGCACCTTCAGCCACGGCGCGATTGTCGCCGACTTCCCGAGCATCATCCACGCTTACTTCCCGTCGCAGATGGTCGAGGAAGAACAGCTGCAGAAAATCCGCGCGTTGGCTGTTCGGCCGATGCGAGTTTATTCCTTCTGGGAGTATCGCTGATGGGTGGCTTGTTCGGCGGTACCATGAAAGCTGGGAAGCCCCAGTATACTGGTATCCAAATCCAAACTTCGACCAGCACCCTTCCGGTCCCGCTGATCTGGGGGATGAACCGTAGCGGACCGAACCTGATCTGGTATGGCGACTTCAAGGCGAACAAGAAGAAGCAGAAGGCCGGTAAGGGCGGCGGGCAGAAGCAGGAGTACTACGTCTACTCGGCGTCACTCGCCATGGCCCTGTGTGAAGGAGAGATCGAGGGGATCGGTCGCGTCTACATCGATCAGGCTGAGGAGTCGGAAACCTCGTTCGCCAGCACGGGCTACACGCTCTTCGTCGGGAGCGATCCTCAATCGCCCTGGGGTTACCTGACGAGCAAGCATCCGTCGGAGGCACTCAACTATCCGGGTGTCGCTTATCTCGCCATCGCCAACTACGACCTCGGTCAGAGCGCCGCCCTGCCTCAGCACAACTTCGAAGTCAAGGGGCTGCAGTATAACTCGGCGCAGATCGCCACAGGGGACGCAGACTCGGCGATCATCATTGACGAGTTCCTGACCGATCCCCAGTTCGGTGCGGGGTTTCCGGCCGCCAGCATCGACTACGACCAGCTTTATTCGACCGGTGCTGCACCGACACCGGGCGACAGCACGTTCCAGACATATTGCCGTGCGATGGGCTTCGCGATGTCGCCCGTCCTGTCCAGCCAAGAGCCCGCGTCGAGCATCCTTGACCGTTGGGCGCGCCTGATGAACTCGGCCATTGTGTGGACGGGCGAGAAGCTGCGGTTCATTCCCTATGGCGATGAAGTGCAGACCGGCGGTGGCGTCACGTATCTGCCGGAAACGCAGGTGCGATATACGCTCGGGGACGGCGACTACGTGTCGGACGCCGGCAGTGATCCGGTGATCATGCGCCGCAGCGACCCAGCCGAGGCCTACAACTCCCTGAGGCTCGAAGTTCGGGACCGAGACAACCAGTATAACGACGCGCCGGTCGACTGGAAGGATCAGGACCTGATCGAGAACTACGGCCAGCGTCCCGAGGCTTCGTTCAAGGCGACGGAAATCACCGAGCTCGATATGGCCTCGCGCATCGTCTCGCTGATGGGTCAGCGGAAGGCCTACATCCGCAACGAGTATGACTTCAGCACGGCCGCCAGTTATATTCTCTGCGAGCCCATGGACATCATCGAAATCTACGATCCGTCGTGGGGCTTGATGCCGGTGCGGATCAAGGAGATTACCGAGCAGGAGAACGGAGACCTCGCGTTCCTGGTCGAGGAGTTCCCCGAAGGCGTCGGCAGCACGTCAGGCTTCGGCACCCAGTCGAACGCGGGCGGTGGCCAGAACCAGGCGACCCCTCCCGGCCCTGTGAACGAGCCGCTGATCTTCGAGCCCCCGCTGGCGATGACCGGCGGCGTTGCTCAGATTTGGGCTGCTGTGTCCGGCGGCGATGGAACAGACTATGGTCCCTTCTGGGGCGGCGCCAACGTCTATCTGTCGCTCGATGATGTCACCTATCAGCAGGTCGGCATTGTCGAGAGCCCGGCGCGTATGGGTGTCCTCACGGCTGACCTCGATGCCTACGGCGGCGCCAACCCCGATACCGTCCACACTCTCGCGGTCAACCTCCTGCAGTCCAACGGTGAGCTCCTGAGCGTTAGCTCGGTCGACGCGGCGAACGCTGTCACCATCTGCTACGTGGACGGCGAGTATATCGCCTACCAGGATGCGACGCTCACCGGCGTGGCGCAGTATGACCTCGACACGCTCTACCGTGCGCTCTACGGCAGCACAGCAGGCGCTCACCTGACCGGCACGAAGTTCGCCCGACTGGACGAGAACATCTTCAAGCTGAACCTGCAGGCGAACTACGTTGGCCAAACGGTTTACATCAAGCTGCAGTCGTTCAACCTGTGGGGCATCGCCACCGAAGACCTGGCCGATTGCGTTGTCTATGAGTTCATCCCCGACGGGGGTGGCCTGCCGACCGCGCCGACCGGGTTCGCTGCTGTGGGAGGCTACCAGCAGAACTCGATGTCCTGGGAGACCGATGCACAGGGCGTCTCGGGCTACAACGTCTACGCCTACCACGGAACAAGCACCGACTTCAACGATGCGACCTTCCTTCGCACGACCCAGGTTCCTTCGTTCATTCACGTTGGCCTGACAGATACCGACACCTGGACCTACTGGGTGACGTCTACGACCATCGGCGGTGAGTCTCTCCCTGCCGGTCCTGAAACCGCCACTACAGTAACGCCCTAGGGGGATTGAGTATGTCTGATATTTCCAACTGGATCGGCCTCGGTCTCACTGCGATGGGTATGGCACTAGGCGGAATGGCCTACGTGCAGCAACAGCTGAAGGATGAGCGCAACCGGGTGGACGACAAGTTCGGCAAGTCCGATGAACGTCTCATCGCCTATAAGCTCGAACTCGAAACCCGCCACAAGGCCGACCTCGAACGTGTGGAGAAGAGCGTGGACGAGGAACGGATCGAGCGCCGGCGTGAGCTGGACGAAATGAAGGAGACCTTGCGAGGCTTCTCGGATGTCGCCGCCGCGGTGATCAGCATGGGCAAATCGGTTGAGCACCTGACCGAGAAGTTCAGCGATCACCAACGCCACACGTTCCAGGCGCTTGACGAGGTGAAGCATACCGTCCGCAGCATGGACGAGAGACTACAGGTTGCCGCCAAGGCCCGGACGCCCCGTGCTCCGCGAGCCAAGAAATAAGGAGGACATCATGACGTTCTGGGAGTTTCTGTCCAACGTCTTCACCAGAATCATCGAACGCTTCAGCGAGCGGGCCTTCTTCGGCTTTCTCATTGTCGGGGCGTTTGTGCTCTCCATGGGAACGCTCGCCCACGTTGAGCTCCCGGGTGATGAGACGGGAACCAAAAACGCTGAACTGTTCGGTCAGGGTCTCGTAGCCCTGATCGGCGCCATCGGGATCATTGTCGGCGCGATCTGGAAGACCAGTCCTTCCGAGCGCATCGACCGTGAGACCATCAACACTCTGGCCAACAAGCAACCCCCTGTGACCGGAGAAGCGCGCGAGAGCGCAAAGGAGACTGCCGATGACCCCCCTTCAGGAACTGCACTCTATCCTTGTGAGGGCTGTCCAGCTCGTCCTCACGATCATGGGACCGTCAACGCCGGCGCCCCAGCCAGTCGCCCCCACATCCCCGACTCCATCCCCGGGCTCTGACCCCAACGCCTATCGACCGCTCGCATGGGGCGAGTATATCGAACGGCTCAAGGTCTTCAAGGACCGGCCGGGATCGGCAGCGACCTTCAAGGCCCGAGTGTGGTGGATCGCCGAGACACTGACCCAGTACCAGGGCCGGCTGTTCGACGCCAACGATCTGATGGCCTGCATGAGCTTCGAGTCGGCGGGCACGTTCGACTCCAAGACCAAGAACCCGAAGAGCTCGGCCACAGGGCTCATCCAGTTCATGGCGGCGACGAGCCGTGACGTGCTGAAGATCGACCACTCGCTGCTGGCCAAGATGACGCCGGAGGATCAGCTCAACGAGGTCTACAAATACTTCAAGTGGGTGATCGACACCTTCGGCCCTGTGTCCGGGACTGCCGACACCTACATGGCGATCTTCCGTCCTGCGGCGGTCGCCAAGCCCAGCGAGACCCCGCTATTCGTCAGGGGCACTGACGCCTACGCGGTCAACACTGGACTGGACGTCAATCGAGACGGTCGCATCCTGAAGGCCGAGGCCGCCGGGAAGATCATCGAACGTCTCGCCCTTGGGCTTCAGCCCGAGAACATGGGTTAGCGCTGCACCTGTCCTCCGAAGAGGTAGCGCTGATGGGAGGGCCCGGCGGGTGGATTTTGTCCCTCACTGTCCGTCGGGTCCATCTCATACCGATACTGCAGGAACACTGCCACGACTTTCTCATGCAGCTTCATCGCCCGCTCGACATTGGCGATCTGAGTTTCGAGGTCTCGTAGGCCCTGCTTGACGACATCCCCGATGATGTCATCTTCCGACCCTTCCTTCACGAACCGGCCGACGAAGCGCTCAACCCGCTTGACCTTCAACTCGAGCTGGTGTTTGTCTTGTGTCATCGCCGCCCGTTTCACGTCGAGCTGGCTGATGATCCTTTCACGGAAGTCTATGCGCGCGGGATCATCGCGGGACGATTGCAGCACTCCCGAGATGATTTCTCGCACGATTGCGGCGACCTGAGCGCGTTCCAGGTCCTCCGGGTCGGGTGTTTGCGTGTCATCGCCGGTCGCGTCGTACTTCGCGCGCCTCGGAGCGTCTGACAGAACCTCGTATGCGTGGAGAATGCGATCCCAAACCCGACGATCCCCGCCGGCATCCGGGTGAGCTTTCTTGGCGAGCTTGCGATACGCCGCCTTGATCTGTGCGGAAGTAGCGGTGCGATCAACGCCCAGCTGTGTGTATAGATCGATCATCGCACCGCTTCCTTCAGTTGGCCGGCCGGTTCAGGTTGGCGGCTCGGGCCACAGCTTCGTCAATGGACTCCCAGGTCCTGGCGAGTTTGCTCGCGCAGTCTTCGCCCCGTTCATCCAGGTTGGTGATCAGGACCGAGACGTCGGGACCCGATTGCACAGTCGGGCGAGCCGGCCGAGGGATGCAAGTTCTCAGTGACTCGTCCGGTGTGGCGACGATGTAGTTCTCTCGAACCACGGTCACCACCTCAGTCGCTTTCGGCGGGGTCGTCCCACAGGCGGTCGATAGTGTCGAGAATGACAGGATCGACAGGCAGGCGATCAGCCGCAGGTGTGTTCGTTGCCGCATTGCGGACACTCCGATAGTATTCGGCGCGGGCCAACGCCTGTTGGGCTTCTTCGTCGGCAATGCGTCTGGCCTCGGACACCTGCCGTAGTTTCTCGTCATAGGCGAGCTGGTTGCGGAGATTGATGGACCCGAGCTCACGCACTCGGTCGTTGAGTCGATCACGGACAGCGACCAGCTCGCGGTTCTCAGTCTCGAGGCCGCTCACGTATTCCTGATGGTCACTGACTTTCCGCTCGATCCACATAACGCACAGGATCAGCAGCAGGGTGCCGGCGAGGACACCCCACACCTTCAGCGGAACTCGTTTGAGGAACCCGCCGATGCCGAGGAAGAATGCGATGACGCTACCCATTGGTGGCCTCCCGTCGCTGGTTGAGCTCGGCGAGGGCTGCAAGCATACCCTTCGCCAAGCGGGGCGGCAGCACGACCTGACGCGCGGACGGGACTGGCGGAACGCCCTTCTCTTCCACAGGTCGCGGGTCACGCTCCCAGTCCTCGAGGAGGCGCTTGTCCTCCTGTTGGAGTCTGAGCTCTTCGAGCGCATGGAACTCGTTGAGCGATTGCTTGATGGCGAATGGCATCGGTCGACCGGGGTTCGACTTCATCCACCGCATGGCGCGCTTGTGTCCGCGCTCGATCCGCGTGAGCTCACTCATTGCGGGACCTCGGTCTGTGGCGGCTGGTCATCGGTCGACTCCTTCTGCTCGGGTTGATGCTCGGGCTCCTTGATGCGTTCAAGCACCCAGGCAGCCAGTTCAGGATCAGCGCGATAGCCGCTGCTGTGAAGTGTCTCGATCTTGCCGGGAACGGCCTTCGCCTTCATGACCTTCCGGGTCTTGCACACCATGACCTTGACGCTGGCGCGCGACTCACCGTTGAAG